TGTTGGTCAGCCAAAACTTTTTCCATGGATTTTGCAGCCTCCTGTTGTTGTAACTGGAATTTTGATAAGGTCATGCTGTCAGCCCCTACGGTTAAATCGACCGACTCGGGTTGCGTGACATCAATAACCTTTTTGATAATCTGCAACCGTTCCACGCCCGAGAGCGGGGGGTTATCAATTGGATGGGTATTTCCAACCTTAAATTTTTCAAATGATTGGTTAATCAAATACAGCTCCACCACTGAAACCGACCATGCAGAAATGGCTATTTTTTGGTTTTGCATATATTGTTGTCCACGCTTTAACAAAATACCAGCGTCTTTGATTTCCGTCCAGTCCATCGGGCGCTGGAGAATCCCGAACTGTTTGACCAATTCAGCGTCTTCAATGTAGCTCTTGCCACCATTGACACTATTGATTGTAACACGTTCACGGACAACATATTGGCCTGTTTCTTCATCTCGATTGTCTTTGTCTAGGTCAGCACCCAAAGGGACTAGCCTAGTGATGAGGTTGCTCAAATCTAGTTCCCTGCGTGCCGTTTCAATATTAGTTCCCAACTGAATAGGACTGTCCATTTCTTCGCCAACATCCTTTAGGTAATCCAGATACATCCCGTCCTCTTCCAAACGCAGTTGGATATAGCCGCCCATTCGACCGATAAGATAGGTCTTGATTGTATCAAAGGTTGTATCATAGCCAATATACCGATAAGGGATGTCCGATTGATTGAGAACAGTAACACGGCCAACTTTGAACCGTTTGTGAGGTTCAACCTGTGAATTATGGACAGCAATAATTCTCCTAAAGTAGTCTTCAACCCCGTTGTTAGGAACTCGTTGGAAAGTTTGAGTTGAGTCTTGGAGATAACCTAAAACAGACTCACAAACAAAAGTCTTTGCGAAAAGCCCTGACGAATCCATCCCTGCATCTGGTTTTAGTACACGGCCATAAAATTCAACTTCTTTGTCGTATTTGTTAACGATTTTTACCAAACCCGTGATAGGCTCAATCTTATTATAGAGCGGATGGTCATACATGAGCTCGAACTCAAATGTTCCAATATCAGATAAAGATTGTTCCAAACGTCCAGCTGAAACCTTGTCACCGTCAATCTGGGTTTCATGCAATAAACTTCCTGTCTTATCTTCGTGATTTTTGTAATAAATAATTCTATAACCTAAATCAATCATCCCATAACCTCTTTCTGATAATGGAATTTAATTGTTCCAGTTCCTTCCACATGAACATCATTGACCCCAGGGCGCAGCGACAAGTAATAGTCTTGCTTGCTGCCAGTTTCAAAAATAACGGGGTCTTCATCGTTAACCTTTACCGAAAACCTGTTATCAACTATAATTTCAGGCTTGACTGCTACTGAACCAGCATTAAACAGTTGAAAATTCAAAGAGCCGTTAACAAGGTATTTTGTGTAATTAGCGACGTCATCATCGAAGCTAAATGTATCCCAGTAGTCATCGAAATAATTGGCGTTACTAAACATGTAAGGATAACAATCAAAGGTAATAGTCACTTTAAGCTGATTGAATCGCTCTCCATTCTCAACCTCTACTGACTTACATTTTGCTAACCAATGGTAACTGGCATCGTGTGTGTCGTAGAGTTTGTTTCGTGGATGCACCATAAGCCTCTGCTTGATGTTGCGTTCCACAATTTTACGTTGATCGTATGGCGTGTTAAATAGCATGAAAATATACTCAATCTCACGATTCTTGAATACCCGACTTCCCAACAAAGCCGAAAAATCAAGGACACCCTGCTTAAAAGGGATGTCCTTAAGAATTTCTTTTTCTTCTGGAGTTGGGGCATTACGTTCAATCAAGTATAGTTTTTCATTCTTTGAATTGAAGTTCATAAATTGAATGTACTCATTTATTTCTAAGCCCATGACGTTCTACTCCTTAATTGTGTATTTTGTCCGAGGTGGCGGTCAACTGTTCGGCCTACCTCTTTACCGTCCATGTAAATCACACGCCCTCGTCTAGTTTCTTGCAACAATTCATCAATTTTATCAATCAATCTTTGTTGGGTGCTTGAGTTGTTGATGTTGTGTTGGACGCTTTGAGGTGCATGACTAACTGAGATAGTCGTTGATAGGCTTTCTTGCATATCGGACAGGGCAAAATCACCAGCAGTTAAAATATCGCTATTTAGCGGACTGGCTAAATCTTTGATAAAATCAACGCTTTTAGCAACCATAGAAGCCGATTTGTCAATCCCTACTGAAATACCAGCCCCAATCCACCAGCCGACCTCATCACGAAATAGGCGAGATGGTGAGTGAATTTTGGCTTTTGCTTGCGCCGCTTTTTCAGCTTGCGCAACCAACTGGTTAGCAGCCGCGGTTACTTCTCCCAAAGCCGAACGCATACCGACCGCAAGCCCCTGTGCCATGTAAGCCCCTGCGGACTGCATTGCCCCGCGTCCATTTCTGACAGCGCTAACCGTTTGATTGACCATAGACTGCGCTGCTGCTACCATCTGCGTTCCAGCACTACGCATTGCAGCAACCATTTGACTTGCCCCGTTTCGGACAGCGGATGCCGCGTTAGTCATGCCGTTACGAACGACGTTGACAACTTGGTTCATAGCGCTTTGCATTGTTACAGTCATCTGTGTTCCAGCACTAGCAATTGCCGTTGTCGCGTTTGCCATCGCTGACATAATACCAGTACCAAGAGCGATGATTTGAGAGCTTGCAGCCGTTGCACGCCCACCAAGATCTGCGAGAGCTGCACCCGCTGCATTTGCTTGGCCATTAAACGATGCCAAACCAGCATTTGCGACACCGACAGCCCCCACGATGGTTACGACCATAGCCGTGAAGCCAGCAATTTGCGCACTAGCTCCAGACAAGCCAGCAAGGGACGCTACAGCCCCCGCAGCAAAGCTTGCGATAGCTGCGCCTGCCATTGTAAGTGCGCCACCTATACCAGTCAATGATGCTGTAAAATTAGTAAGAACGCTTGGTAAGGCTGTCAGTGCTACTTGCGCTTGCATACCAGCGGAAGCAATCAACATCAAGCCCATTCCTGCTGCTTGAAGACCTTCCCCAGCGAAGCCAATACCTGAAGCCACAATGGCTGCCAATCCTCCAGCTACTGCTGCCAATGTCGCTGCCATGTCTCCGAGTGGCAAGGCTGTTAAAGTAGAGATTCCTTGAGCCATCAATTTCACACCCATACCAGCATTTTTCGCTGAGTTACCCATGCTCTCAAAGATACCAGCCACACCATCAAGCACCGTGCGGATGGAATTGCCAAACGATGTGATAACATTTGATGCACCGCTTAGCACTGTCTCGATAGCAGTGCCAAGTGACTTGAAGAGATTACCAATGCTGTCAATGATTGGGCTGATTTGACTGACGAGGTTGCTGAAGGCTTGCACAATTTGAGACAAGACAGGCGCTAAAGCCGTCACCATTTCAGTCACAGCTGGGATAAACGGTGCTAAAGCCTGAATGATTTGAGTAATGGCGTTTGCTATAACCGTTGTAACTGATGTGAACATGGTTGTAATAGCTGGAATGAATGGTGCGATTGCTTGGATAATTTGAACAATGGCTTGTGAAATCACGGTGACAACCTGAACAAATGTTGTGCTGATAATCTGCACAATTGGAGTTAGTGCCGTAATGATTTGAGCCACACCACTAGAAATAGCTGGAACAATTGCTGCAATTGCCCCACCAACAGCCGTTGCCACCATTGAAAACGCTGTGCCAAAAGCAACAACCAAAGGAGAGAGCATTGACAAGGCAGATGCTACTGTTGTCATAACTGGTGCAAGTGTTGCCAAAGCAGAAGCGAAACCTTGAAGAACACCACTAACCAATTGAACAAAGATTTGAGACAATCCTTGCAAGAATGGAAGTACCATACCTTGAACGGCACTGAGTGCAACCAAAGCAGCAGTTACCGCAGCAAGGCTCATGGCAAAGGCTGCAACCCCTGCTGGGTTAAGCATTGAAATAGCCCTAGCTATTCCTTGGAATACGCTGGACACAGCTGATCCTACACCGTTGAAAATTGTAGCAATTCCCTTACCTAGTCCAGAAAAAGCGTTTTTGACTGCTGAACCTGCTGATTTTGCCATATCTGCCAAACCAGTGAAAGGATTAGGGATTTTAGGGAAAGTAGGCTTGAAATTACTGAATGGATTAGGGATTTTAATCCCTTTTAATTTCATAAGCGAGGCAATAAATAACCCAACACCTCCAATAAGCGGTGCAAAGAATCCAGCATCTAATTTTCCTAGAGCGTTCTTGATAGAATCAAGCGCTGGCTGCGCTTTTGCTTTTAGCTCGTTAAATGCCTTGACGACCGTACCAACTGCTTTGTTGACTACGTTTCTAAATTTCTCCGAATGCTGATAAGCATAGACCAAACTAGCAACCAAAGCTCCAATGGCAACTACAGCCAACGCAAACGGATTAGACATCACGGTTTTTAAGCCATTAAAAGCCCCGCCTAAACCTTTAGCGATGTTGTTAACGTTCATCATTGCTGTTCCAACAGTTGTCATGATAGGCCCGATAACAGGTGACAAACCGATAAACGACCGTGTCCACTGCGCAACAGCGCTATCACTGCTAGCTGCCCAAGACAAAGTGTTGTTAACCATATCTAGCAAGCTAGATGTAACCCCGCCTTTTGCAGCCATAGCCGTATTAGTTAACGCTTCCCAGTTACCACCGACTTGCTCGATTTTAGAACCCATGTTTTGTTGCATCTCGTTAGCGGATTCCGCTAGGAACTTAGCAGCGTCCGCTTGGCTACTAGATACGCCGTTCAGCGCATTAGTAGCCGCTTCCCAACTTTTGGTAGCGTCATCAGTTTTGTTCATCACGGCATCAAGCAAAGGGTTAATTGCTTGCATACCAGACGTGTCAAACAAATTTTTAAGAGTCGCTGTTTTCTCAGCCTGTGACATATCTTTGGTTTTTTCAGCAACTTCCTCCAAAATTTGCTTAAATGGTTTCATGTTTCCAGCAGCGTCCGTAAAGGATAGACCGAGCCGTGCCATCTCTTTTGCGCCATTCTTGGTCGGCGCAGCCATTTTAAGCATAGCATGGTTAAGGTCTTGTGACGCTTGCGCTGCACTCATCCCTGTGTTTGTAATCAGACCGATAGCTGCGGAAGCATCTGTCATATTGACCCCAAGCAACTTAGATGAACTTGCCACATTTGAAAGCCCCTGCTTCATCGTCTCGATAGACGCGTTGGAAATGTTAGCGTTTTGCGTCAAGATAGCCGCTGCCTGCTCGCTCGAGCCAATAGAGTCCCCCCAAACGTTCATAGCTTGTTGGACAACCCCTGCGGTTGTTGTCAAGTCAGCCCCTGCTGCAGTTGCCGCTTGTGCGATAGCTGGAAATTGTGTCTTGATTTTATTAAGGTCAGCACCATTTTGCGCCATTTCAATCATGGCTTGTGCTGCCTCGTTAGCAGAGATAGGCAATTCAGCTCCCATGCGGTTGGCAACATCAGCCAATTCATTGATATTCTTGGACGTTCCACCAGCGACCACGGCTGCTTTGTTAAGGTTCATTTGGAATTCTCCAAACCCTTTCGCAGCGGTAACCCCAATGGCAGTAGCCCCAAGCCCAATGCCTGTCATTGCCTTGCCAGCAACTGAAATCCCGTTGGCTAGCTTATCCATCGTTGAATTGCTTTTATTTAAAAGCGAATCAAACATGGATTCAGCTTCTTTTATCCCTCTAGAAAATTGCGTGACGTTAGCTTTTAGTATCGCTTCAACATCAAACGCCATTGTCTGCACCTCCTTTCTGTATGTATTCATTCATCAAGCGGTTGATTTCAGAAATTCTGTCAAGCTTACGTCTTTTCTTTTGCGGCGTGAATAGGTTTTGGATTTCCAAATCCCAGTCGAAGAAATCTTGAAAGTCTCTATAAGCTGACCGAATGTTTTTCCCTTTTCCTTTAGTAGCTTTGGCAGATTGGTTTAGCCAAGCATTTCTCGCCATCAAATGAATACTATCGACAGTTTGAATTTCAAAGGCTTTTTGATAGCTCGCAAACTGTTCTAAGGTTGTGTTGTAAGCTTGCGAATAGGTCAAGCCGTGACGTGCAATTAGTAAGGATATACAGTCTGCGTAGGTGTATTGGTATCTACTCCTTGCACTGGTTGTTGTGGAACTTCCATTTGGGGCTGTACTGTCGTCAATGGTGTTTGTGGCATTTGTAGAGCCTGGTCTCCTTGAATTTTCATTGCGTATGCCAGGATTGGTGATTTTTTTACCTCAGCCATGATGCTTTCAAAAACTTGCTCAACTCGTCCTTCGGTAATCAACTGAACAAGGTATGCCTCAAGTTCTTCATTGCTTGGTTTTTGTGGTGCTTCAGCAGTTGCTGCTTTAATCAAGTCATAAAACGCCAATGGGTCGCCTAACAACTGACCAACGTTGAATAATGCCATAGCCCCGTAACCTGTTTTCATGCCTTCAAGTTCAGCAGGTTTGCGTTTATTCATTTCAGCCAGAAAACCAAGTCCAAAAGTTAATTCATAGTTTTTGCCGTTAATTGTTAAAATCATTTTTGTTCTCCTTAAAATAAAAAAAGGCGGATATTAACCGCCTTAATATGAAAACTGCTTTTTATTCTTCGCCTTCTTTAGCTAGCTTGTGATAAGCATAGTTAGCGGCTGCTACTGCTGCCTGTTGCCCTGCAGTTAAGACATCCTTTTTGTCAAAGTGTCCTTTTCCGTCAATAGTGAAAGAGTATGAAAGTTCTACTTTTCCATCAGCTGCAGCTTTCAACTCAAAGCTAGTGAATTTACCTTGGAAGTAATCTACTAGATATTCTGTTTGGTGAGATACGCTGTTTTCCTTACCTGACTTAATGTCAACGTTCCAAACCTCAACCGTCTCATTATCCAAATACCAGTTACGCAATTCCTTCCACATTTCGATTGTTTCAGCGTCGGTATCACGGTAAGCAAGCGCGCTAAATTCAATAGTATTTTCACCATCGGCAACGCTACTAACAATACCATCAACGGTTGTTTGTGAATCTGTTTCTTTCTCCATGCTGAGAGTTTGTTCAGTCATGAAACGAATGCGTGATGCGTCAACTGTGTCTTTTTCTTTAAGTAAACGGAAAAACGTCAATAAGTCTTTTCCATCCATAACTTCAAATGTCATTTATTTGTCTCCTTTTTTATTATAAGAAAATGAAATATCCAACACCCTATGAATAAGAGGCTGGACATCTGTGTTGTCGGGTGCGTCTTGCTGGTTACAATACTGATAACTGATAGCATAATCAAAAGCCATACGAGACGATTTCAAAGCGTTTATAAGCTTAGTGGTTAATTCATCAAGCTCTGCTCTTTGCGTTCGTGTGGCGTAAATATGGACTGTTTGAGTAGCATTCCCGAATAAATCTAAGTTAGTTTCGTCAGTGTTGGAATTTTCTCCAATGAAAATAAACGGGTACTTAGTCCCAGCGTCAGGGAGATAGTCAAATGTTCTATCAGTTACCTTTAAACTCTCTGAAAATATCTTCCTGAAAATAGCATGGTTAGGTGTCATTCAAAAGCTCCTTTCAATACATCGGTCATATCCTTCTTGAATTTCGGTTCTACCTCTTTCAAGGCTGGGCGCATGAAAGGTTTGCCTGTTTGAAACCTAGTGCCATATTCCTGATAACCGCTATAAGCAGCCTCGCTTTTTACGTGTCCTTCCAAGCGGTCGGGATAAGATGACGTGATATGATTTTTTAAAAAACCAGTATCAACTGGCGCTTTAGCTTTAGCACTTGCTTTAAGTCTCTCGGTGTTGTTGCGGATAACTTGAGAACTTTGCTCCATGGCTTTTTGGCTAGCACCACGGATAGCCATCGTTAACCGCTCAGCTCCGTGCCATTCTACACTCATGTTCCACCTACTTTCTTGAGCCTTACAGCTCCTTTGATAGGTGCGTCAATAGCATCTAAAGGTTCATACTTGCTGCCCTCATAGGTAGCAGACTGAAAAGGCTCTTGCTCTTGCTGGAATCGACAAATCATAACTTTTTCATTTCTACTGCCATAAGCTTCAAACACCTTAGCTTGAGAAATGAAATTAACCAAGCACGCCACTTCCTCAGCTTCACCTTCTACTTGCTCATAGCTATCTGTTTCGGGGTTGTATTTCGGAACAGTATCACCACGGACAAGCGTAATGCGGTGCGGTGTCTTCATAGAAACATCACCTTGCCTTTCTGCCGTTGCGAGCCGTCAAGTCCAAAGTCCTTGTTAAGGATAGCCATGTAAGGCTTGAAGAGGTTGTCCCAATCCTCATAGGTGACAGCATAACCGTCAACCGTTTCAGACGCGACACCCTCCGAACCTTTGCGCCCATATAACTTATAGACCACATTTTCAATCATGAAGTTATATTTTGAGCCAATCTCAACTGAACCTGTTAATGTTTTGAAGTAGCTTTCAGCGTCTTCAACCAAATCAGAAAGCAAGTCGTCTTCTTTGGTGTCGTCGGGTACAATACCCAAACGACGCTTGATTTTTTTGAGCCGTTGGGTATCAATCATGATTATTCCCCTCCAGTTCCTTCAAGCAATGCCAAAAGCTCTGCTTTACTTGCACTGCTCTTGTACTTAATGCCCAAGTCATCAAGTTTGTTCTTGATTTCTTTGGAAGTCAGCTCCTCTTTGACAATGTACCCTTTTTTTACCAGCGTTTCAAGCCGTTCTTTAGAAACTTCTAGGCCTTTACGTGGATAGGTTGCCCCTGCGTGGTAGTAGAAACCATTATCCTGCGTGTCTCGAACGGCTTTAGTCGTTTTATAGGTCATATTTAACCCTCCTGACTAATTACATTTCTGCTGGTTCGATAGCTGCAAATGCCTCGTTGTTTGGAATAGCTACTGCGATTTCAAAGATAGCACGTAGTGCTTGCATATCTTGTTCAAACAAGTGTACATCTCCAGTGGTTGTCCCAGTATTTTGAACCTTAGACAATGTAGCTTGGTCAGCGATTTTCAAGCGGAGGTTAGTTCCGTTTGGAATACCATATACAAGGCCATTGAAGTTACCAGTAAGCAATGTACCTGCTGGGTAAGTTTGACCGCTTTGCAATTGCAACTGAGCATAAGGAAGACCGTCCAACTCACCAGTTTCGTTTGGATTTGCTGGTTTAGTGAATACGTGTTGCCCACCATTTACATTATCACGAATACCGCGCAATGTGCGGTTGATTGTACGGTGTCCAACAAAGGCGTTAGGCTCTTTTTCTGGTGTGTCTTCCACTGCGTAGATGTTATCAAGCGAGATGTCACCTTTAACAACGTTGTTTGCAGTTTTAGCTGAAGCTAGAACGTTAGCACCAAATGGATTGTTATAAAGTCCGAGGAAAGCAGCCCCGTCAATTTTCTTATTGAAGAGGTCAACAATCTTGTCTTTGATTGAATCAAAGTAATCTGTCCAAGTGTAGTTGAGTACCTCTTCAGTCACTGGAAGGATAACTGCGATTTTACGAGCTTCCAAAACGTAAGAATTAGCTTGCACTTTTGCAGTACCGATTTTTTCACCTTCACCTACGAAGTAAGCGTCAGTAAGTTCTCCTAGCTCAACTCCTTTACGAACCATTTTGCCTTCCATCTCAACTTTTTGACCAAGTTGAATGAGTTTTGATGATTGGACAAGTGCGTCTGTGAAAAGGTCTGTGATTTGTTCTGAGGTAATTTCTTTACCTAGTGTTTCTGATAAAAGTACGTTATCTGGACTAAATGTTTGAGCCATCTTGCTCTCCTTTCAATTTTTAGAAATTTGTAATTTTTGCGCTGGCAAACTTATCTTTCCCACGTTTTGAACCTCCATCACTTCCACCACTTGTTTTTGGAGGATTTGATTTAGCTTCTTCACGTTTCTTGATATTTAAAATGTTTGCCATGTTAGTGACTGCCAACTTAGTTGCTTCTTCATCATCCTTGACGACAAAAGCAAGCGTTGATTCATTGACAGGAACTCCTTGAGCTTCAAGCTCTTTAATAGCAAGATCCTGCATTTGTCGGTGGGCAATTTGAGCTTTGAGGGTTGCATTTTCTTCTTGAATAGCTTTGATAGCGTCTTGACGCTCTTTCTCTTTCAAGGCTTCCAACTCTTCATCGCTCATTTTTGCCTTAGCTACTGCATCTTCGATTTGTTTTTGAACATCTGCTTGAAGATTGGCAAGCTCTAACTGGTGCTTATCCTCAGCTTGTTTCAATCGGCGTTGCATTTCAGCAATTGACACTGTTTTATCGCCTTCTCGCTCTGGATTGCCGGCTTGTTCCTTTGCTTCTTGCTCTTTTTCAGGCTCAACTGCTGGATTTTTTAGTTCTTCTGCCATGTTGTGATTCCTTTCTTTACGCTTTAACGTGCAACCTCCACGAACTCATGCAGCTTTTTACGTCTTCAGCACGGTCTGGACAAAAAGAAAAGTCGTATCGCTACAACTTGTTTTACTTAGTTTTAAATATCCTCATCACCATCACCCCAAACACCGTTTGGTGCTTCACGGTCAAGCGTGCTTCCTCCCTTTTTGTAGTTCATCTTGATATGCCCATAAGCCGAACATCTACAGTTGGGATGCATTGGGTACATATTGACCCCCTTTTCTGCTTCACCAATTGGAATAGCCTTGCCATCCAGTGGGACGCAAATTTTGCAAGCTCCAGGTTCTGCAACATAAATTAAATGGGTGAAGTCATTATCCTTGAGCATAGCCAGCTGCGTGTCAGCGTTAATCCTTGATATTTCAGTTTTTAACAATCGTTTGGCATTCTGTTCGCTTGTCCCATATTTCTTAGCTAGTCGCTTCATTTCTTGCTTATAGCCCATCATGTCAGTAAAAACACGATTAAGAGAACCAAAAACATCACGTTGGAGCGTTGCACGAAGTCCAAGATTGCCCCACACTCTAGCAGAAAATTTCTGCCCGTAAAAATCAGCGTCTAAAATCGCCTGCATGCGTTTTTTCGCTCCGCTGGATGAAATGCCCAGGATACCCGCTTGGCGCTTGTATTCGTTCAAATATTCGTCTATTCGTGCCTTATCGAAGACCTCGTTAACCTCAGCAGTCAAGTTTTGAATTTCAAGCGTTAATTCAGCCTTCAAAAGCTCTAGCCTGCTGACTTTCATTTTTAGGTTGTAGACTTTGAGCCATTCGTTTGTTGCATGGCTAAAATCTTTGTTTTTGACGGCTTTAGCTGCTTTTTCATTGAACTTAGTGACATCCATTTCAGAAACACGCTTCATGGCTTCCTGTTTGGTTAGTCCCTCGTTGCCAGCATAGCGAATGTAAAAACCGTCAATCTGTTTTTGCATACGGTTAAACGATTCTTGATAGATTTGTGTCAGTATCCTGTCACGGTCAAGGTCACGCTTCATCAAGTCGGACTGTGCTTTTCGCTCTGCATTATACCGCCGATTGCTTGCTATTCTCTTGTTCGTCATCC